TTATTATGGCGAATACATGTTTACCATTGATAATGCCTGTCCGGACACTAATATTTTAGACACAACTTATGCAGAGTGGCCAGAAGATCACAAGAGCTTTAATATTTTGCAACTGCATAATGGTCAGTATGCTGCCCAACCCAATAACAGATGTGTGTTTTTAGATGCGTCCAGTAATCCCACTGAATTGCAATTTCCAGACTTTGCAGTGTGTACAGTGAAGTACAAAGTAGAGATTAACCCAAAATGGGCACTGGGCGACACCAACACAGTGATGTACCAAAAATAATGTCTGAGTTCTTGCTATCCATGGCATAATCAGTGTATAATTGATTGTTTCAACATCAAGGAGCACACATGAACAGTCGCATGTTTTCCAGCGAACAACGCAGTCGTCTCACACAATTAGTCAACGAAGGCATACAAGTGTTGACAGAAATCGATGATCTCAACACAGGTTTGAATGAAACTGTCCGAGCTGTGGCAGAAGAAATGGAAATTAAACCAGGTGTGCTGAAACGAGCCATACGCATAGCAGCCAAGAGTCGACTCAGCGAAATCAATCGAGACAACACAGAACTTAATGATATTTTGGAGACAGTGGGTCGTACTCTATGACTTATGTGGATGCCATTCATGATCGTGATCAAAATTTGATACATGTGGTGGAACGAATTAAGGGCCAGCGTGTGTACAAAGAATTTCCTGCTGAGTATAGATTTTATTACTCAGATCCCAGAGGACGCTATCGCACCATTTACAACACACCTGTGTCGAGATTTTCCACACACAACTTTCGAGAATTTCAACGCGAAATTCGTCACATGAACCAGCATCAGCTATGGGAAAGCGACATGAAACCTTTGCTGAGGTGTTTGGAGGAACGTTATCTTAATCAAACCAGTCCCAGCCTACACAAAGTGTTTTTTGACATTGAGGTGGCTTTTGATCCTGTGCGTGGATTCAGCAAACCAGAAGATCCATTCAATGCTGTGACTGCGATCAGCATGTACATGACATGGTTGGACCAATTGGTGTCATTGGTGTTGATACCTCCTGCCATGACTGAGCAAAGAGCTCAAGAGTTAACCCAGGATCTAGATCTTTGTTTTTTGTTTCGCAGTGAGAAACAATTATTTGATACATTTTTCACCCTCATAGAAGATGCAGACACATTGTCCGGATGGAATTCAGAGGGATTCGACATTCCTTATTTGGTACAGCGATGCAAACAGGTGTTGAGCACTGATGACACCAGAAGATTTTGTCTTTGGGATCAATTGCCTAAACAGAGGAAATTTGAAAGATTTGGTGCTGATCACATCACATTTGACTTGTTTGGTCGTGTGCACATGGACTACATGCAACTTTATAGAAAATTCACTTATGAAGAAAGACACAGCTACAGTTTAGACAGCATAGGCGAATATGAACTCAATCAACGGAAAATTCAGTATGAAGGTACCTTGGACCAACTGTACAATCGAGATTTTGTCAAATTCATAGAATACAATCGTCAAGACACCATGTTGTTGGCACATCTTGATCGTAAACTGAAATTTTTAGACCTGGCCAATCAAATTGCACATGAAAACACTGTGTTGCTGCCCACTGTGATGGGAGCAGTGGCAGTGACAGATCAAGCCATCATCAACGAAGCACATCAAAAGGGCCTGATAGTGCCCGACAGGAGACAATCACATGACGATCACAAAGCGGCAGGTGCCTATGTTGCTACGCCCAAAGCAGGGTTCCACCGATACATTGGGGCCATCGACATCAACAGTCTATACCCGTCCACGATCCGCGCTCTTAACATGGCCCCAGAAACCATTGTGGGACAACTCAGACCCACCCACACAGACGAATATATCAATGAAAGATTGGCCCAAGGCATGAGTTTTGCCGATGCCTGGGAGGGTCTGTTTGGCAGTTTGGAGTACACAGCAGTGATGAATCAAGAACCGGGCAGATCAATCACCGTGGATTGGGAATCCGGAGACAGTGTGACCATGACTGCTCAACACACACATGCCATGATATTTGGCCAAAATCGTCCTTGGATGTTGAGTGCGAACGGCACCATTTTTAGATCAGACACACAAGGCATCATACCCGGCTTGCTGGAGCGTTGGAATACGGAACGTAAAGAATTACAGGCTAAAAAAAAGCAAGCACAAGACATCACAGACACGGAATTCTGGGACAAACGCCAATTGGTAAAAAAAATTAATTTGAACAGTCTTTATGGTGCCATTTTAAATCCTGGTTCAAGATTCTTTGATAAACGCATTGGACAAAGTACCACACTCACAGGTCGTGTGATTGCCAGACACATGGATGCACAGATCAATCAATGTATCACTGGTGAATATGATCATCAGGGACAGGCCATAATTTATGGAGACACAGATTCAGCAATTTTCACTGCTTATCCCACACTGAAACCAGACATAGACACAGGTCGTGTGACCTGGAATCATGAAATTTGTGTGCAACTCTATGACAGTATCTCGGAATCAGTGAATCAAAGTTTTCCTGGATTCATGGAACAGGCCTTTAATTGTCCCAGAACACACGGTGAATTGATCCGTGGCGGTCGTGAATTAGTGGGCAGCACTGGCTTGTTTATCAAAAAGAAACGCTATGCAATTTTAATCTATGATAAAGAAGGTCAAAGATTAGACAAAAATGGATCACCGGGCCGGGTCAAGGCCATGGGACTGGATCTCAAACGATCCGACACTCCCAAGTCAGTGCAAGACTTTCTATCTGATATTTTGCTCCGAGTGCTCACAGGTGCTCAGGCAGAAGAAATTTATCAGCAAGTTCGAGAGTTCAAAACATGGTTCAAATCAAGATCAGCTTGGGAAAAAGGCACCCCCAAACGAGTGAACAATCTCACTCACTACGTGGATCAGGAGATCAAACAAGGTCGTGCCAACATGCCGGGGCATGTGCGAGCTGCCATGAACTGGAACACTTTGAGACGAATCAACAGTGATAATCGCAGTCTTGAAATAGTGGATGGCATGAAAACCATAGTGTGTAAACTGCGTGTGAATCCTTTGGGTTTGACGTCTGTGGGTTACCCCACAGACGAAACACACATACCAGAATGGTTTAAACTATTGCCTTTTGATGACACAGCCATGGAAGACACCATTGTGGATCAAAAAGTGGAAAATCTTTTGGCAGTCATGGGATGGGATATCACAGCACACACAGACATACGCAGTGTGTTTGATGATCTTTTTTCAGTGGAATAATTTTATCATTGACATGCACACGATCTAAATAGTATACTAATTAAACGACAAGGATCAATCATGAAAGATGCATTGCAAGACATAGTAGCGCACACCAGCGGTTTGAACATTGAACTGGTCAAGATCACCGGAGAGTCTAACCGAACATTGGTCAACGGAGTTGCAGAAGATCGCACTGTGATTCTAGAAGCAGAATTTCATCATGCCATTCCAGAATTTCTTGGTGTGTTTGGCATGCCTAATCTCAACAAGCTGAATGTGATTTTAAACATTCCCGAATATCGCGAACATGCTCAACTGACCATATGCCATCAGCCGGATGCCACGGGAGTCCCAGTGCCATGTGGCGTTGACTTTGAAAACCAATATGGTGATTTTAAAAATAATTACAGGTTTATGGTGGCCAGTGTGGTTTCTGAAAAACTCAAAACAGTGAAGTTTCGTGGAGCCGCTTGGGACATTGAGATTGAACCTCAGGTCGCAGCCATACAGAGACTGAGGTTTCAAACACAGGCCAACAGCGAAGAAACCAGTTTTGTGGCCAAAACTAAAAACAATAATTTGGAATTCCATTTTGGAGTTGCCAGCACACATGCTGGTAATTTTGTGTTTCATTCCGGAGTCATGGGCCGGCTGCAAGCAGATCGCAGCTGGCCAATTGGAGTGTTCAACACCATTTTTGGCATCAGTGGGGACAAAATTCTCAGATTTTCCGATCAAGGAGTGGCACAAATCACTGTGGATTCCGGCCTTGCTCGGTATAATTACAGTATTCCTGCATTGTCAAAATGATTAAAAGTATAGTTTCAGAAGGACCTTATCTTGTGGTCAATGGCGGATATCATAATTATCCATACCTGAGCTCAGGTGCTGTTAAATTTAAAAACGCCAATTGTGCAGGACACCTGCGTTGGAATACCAACACAAATGAAATGGAAGTAAATGATGGTGTAAGTTGGCGTGTCCTAAGTGCAAAACATACCATTGTTTCTTTAACCACTGACGCACAAAAAGCACTGACCTGGGTCATGACGAAGATGACAGAAGAACACGAATTGAACCAACGCATGGAACGCCATCCCGGATTACGAGACACCTATGAAAAGTTTCGGATAATGGAAGCATTATGCAGAGAAGAAGATGCAGCATCACTTAACAAATAATCAATTAGATGCCAATGGTCGCAGTAAATGGGCCGTATTTCTTCCAGCCATATCGGGATTTTATGCTACATTTATTGGTCGTCAACGTCATGAACACTATGTGGATCCCAAAAGATTTCCTCCAGGCATGACTGACATGGAACAGCTGAATTGGTTAAACAGTCAAAAATCACTGTTTCCTTATCGTTGGAGTCTATATTCAGCAGGTCATGCCAACTTGGATTTGGCCAAATCAGACTGGTCAGAACTCATGGTGCGTGATCGAGAATCCGGAACCTTCATGTTAGGCGATTCTGGTGGATTTCAAATTGCCAAAGGCATTTGGCAAGGCGACTGGCGTGCGGGTTCAGGATGTGCACAAGCACAACAGCACAGGCATAGAGCATTGACCTGGCTGGATCACATTGCAGATTACAGCATGTGTTTGGATATTCCCACTTGGACCCCTAAAATACCAGGGTCCAAAGAAAAAACCGGCATACACACCAGCCAAGATGCTGTGGCCGCCACCAAATTTAACAATGATTATTTCATGCAGCACCGTCGTGGCATCAGAGCAGGAGGCACTAGATTTCTAAATGTGCTACAAGGTACCAATCACCAAGATGCTGACTCATGGTATGACACCATGAAGCACTATTGTGATCCCAAAAAACACCCAGGACGTCATTTTGATGGCTGGGCCATGGGTGGCCAGAACATGTGTGATGTACATCTGGTATTGAAAAGATTGATCACACTGTGGCATGATGGATTACTACAGGAAGGACTACATGATTGGATGCACTTTTTGGGAACCAGTAAACTGGAATGGGCAGTGTTGCTCACAGTCATACAGCGGGCAGTGCGCAGACATGTGAATCCTAACTTCACTATCAGCTTTGACTGTGCCAGTCCATTCTTGGCCACTGCCAATGGTCAAGTCTATTATCAAAACGTGTTCCCTCACAATGACAAATGGAGTTATCGAATGGCACCCAGTGCCGACGATAAACGATACGCCACCGACACACGTCAGTGGAGTGTTGGGGTATTGGCCGACGGTATTCATGTCAATTGGCAAGAAAGTCCAGTTAGTGAGTTGTGGCGCATGCAGGATATATGCTATTATAAACCAGGTGATGTAAACAAAAATGGCAAAGAAGGACGCACCAGTTGGGACAGTTTCAGTTATTGCTTGATGATGTCACACAATGTGTACCTGCACATCACTGCAGTGCAAGAAGCCAATCGGAGATTTGACATGGGTGAGTATCCAGAAATGCTGCGTGATCAAAAGCATGATCATGAAATGTTTTCTGACATCGTGGACCGCATTTTCCGTGCTCCCACAAAATCTGCTGCCATGGCTGTGATTGAAGATCCCAAATACTCTCGTAAATCTGGATATTGGAACCAAATTATAGGCACCCGTGGCATCAAAGGCCAAAACATCACTAGTTCAGAAGTCATGGCTGAAAAACACTGTGAATTAGACATTGACACCTCCAAGGTCAAGTGTCAGCGTGACACTGTGATTCCGGACTTGAATTCTCAATTTTTTGAGGTCGATCATGCATAGGCCAGGATTTGATTCATCAGTGAACTTCTTCACTGGCATTGAAGTGGAACACTCTCCAGCGCTGGGTCAGCGAACTTTGTTTGTGGTGGGCTTACAGTCAGTCACAGACATTGCCAGACATTTACAAGGCTGCACACACATTTACTTTGGTGCCAACATGAGTTTTCCCAAAGATCCCACCTATGAACAATATCAACAATGGAACTGCATGATTGAGTATTTCTTGACGCGCGATTACTGGTGTACTCTGGACATGGATTTGAGCAATTTAGATCAATTTCATGATAGCAATTTATGTGAATATCGTAGATTTATTCCCATGATCAGTGTTAAACTACCTTATATTCAATTGTTCAACTAC